TTATAATATATAAATAATTTAGTTTAGACTCTGTTTCCAAAGGTTCTTCTATAAAAGCTTTTTGTATAGCTGTAACTTTTTCACCGCTTTTAGTTAATACTGCTTGAGTGCCTAATTTAAACATTTGATCTTTGACACTTTGATCAAGCTTTGCTCCTTTAATAATTTCATCTTTTGAATTTACTAAGGCTTGATATTTAGTAGTCTGTTCAGCTATGCTGTCTTGATTTGCTTTACGAGCTGCTTCAGTACTTTCTACTTTTTTCTTTTTATCTGCTGTTAATAATTCTTTGTATGCAGTTTCTAATGACTTTGCTTCTTCTAAAGCTTTTCCATTAATAACAGCTACATCAACTATTTTATCTATTTCTGTATCTTTTAGTCCTCTAGCAGACCAATATTCTTTCAGAAAAGCTTCTGCATTATCTTCTGATATTACTGCAAAATTAGTATCTGCATCTTGTCCTTTTTTATAAGTTTCTAGGTAAGAAGTAATATCTCCACCTGATCTTATAATTTTTAAAACATTTTGTGCATCTTCATTTAAGTCTTTAAACTCATTTTTTGCTACTTGCTCCTTAACAGCTTTTACAAAAAACTCTGCATTGAGTTCAGTATCTTCTGTAATTTCTAAATCTGGTAGGATACCCTCCTCCTTCAAAACTTTGGCAAAGGGGGCAAAAGTACTAGTAGAATCAATTGTAGAATCGGGATATCCCTTAGTACCAGATTTAGTTTTTTCTTTATCCTTATCTTCATCTTTATCTTCTTCAGAATCATCTTCATCATCTAAGTCAGGATTTGGTATTTCATTTCCATCTTCATCTAATGTTATAACATTTCCGAAATCATCAACTAATATTTCATTTGGATCTACATCCGATGGAATATCAGTTTTTTTATCTTTTTCTTTTTCTTCTGAGGTATCTTCAATAACGTTGCCTTCATCGTCTACTAATAGACCTTCATCGTTGTCAAGTATACCATTTTCAAATAACGTGTCCTTTGCCATTGTTTTTTGTTTTAATAGTTTTACAAATTTAATTATATTTAAGTGGATTAAACAAGTTTATACCACGCTTTTGTTTCTCTCTATAGCGTTTAATTTCTTTTCTTCCATCTTAATCTTAAGAGATTCTATTGTTTTTTTGTTTTCTTCCTTTAAAATCTCTAATTCTTTTTTAACTTTTAACTCTTCTGTAGATAATTTATCTTTAGAAGATAGTTGATTTAATGAAATTAAAATATCTTTTTGAATCTCTCTAGATTGCATTAATAATTTAATTTCATTTTCTTTATCTATTTTAAGATTTTCTTGTTGTATTTGAAGCTCTTGTAATTTTTCTTGATGCTTCATTCCTTCAGCATCTCTTTTATATTTCTTTTCTTCTTCTGCTTCCATCTTCCTTTTAATAGATGCAATTGAATTATCTGTATAAATATCCATAATACCTTTCATAGTCATTTTATCATTTTGCATTGCTGCATGAGATAATTGCTTAAGGTCATTAAATAGTTCTTGAATTTTACTAGTATCTAATATTTGAATATCATAAGTAGCTTCATTTAAATCATTACCATCTATGGTTAATGAATGCATAGTGCTATCATCTAAAATATACTGAGCTTTTTTGTTTTTGTTCTTAAAAGCAAACTTAGCAGTTTCTAAAAATAATTCAAGAGTCTTACGTTTTACTTGATCATGTACACTAAACCATCTCTCTGTAATATGAGAAGATTGGGTAATCTCTCTAGTTACATTAGATACAGCTTCACGAGATGAAATTTGACCTTCTCTAGATTTAGAAATTCCTGATACAGAACCAGCTTGTTGTTCAATGTAATTTAACATCTCAATAGTTTGCTGAATAATGCTGTAAAGATTTGCATCTTTTACACCACTATTTTGATTCATGTTACCAGCTAATTTACCTAAAGCCTGCCCTTCTTTACCTTCATTAAATGGATCACTTAATTCCCACCCTAGCATTTCTGCATAGTACAGAATTTCTTCCGGTTCATAATCATCAGGCATAGTAGAAAAATCTAATTTGTAAATAGGGCCTTTATACTTAGTATATAAAAAGTTTAATTTATTCATAAATAAATTATAAACTCTTTGAAAAGGAAACAATCTATCCATCATAGACATTGCTCTATTATTATTTACATTATAGTAAACACCAACATATCCTAAACTACATTTAGAAATATTATCAATTCTTCTATTTTGAATTGGTAAAGCTTGTTGTTTAACATAAATGTCATCAGTCTCATCTCCAATTCTAGTACCTTCTACAGCTTCGTTAATCCATAGCGGTTCTAAATGTACTTCACCAGCCTCTTCATCTAACTCATGATTTTTATGTACAATTTCTTGTTGAAATTGCCCACTTGCTTCATCATAATAAGTTAATACCATTATTTTTTTCCTGGACTTCCAGACTACTCTAGATACTCTAATGTCTCCTACTTCATTTACAGAAGCTAAACTTCTATGTTCATTTTGAAACATTCCTTGATTGTTTTCTACATCAACAAGAACATATTCAGGTACACTATCAAATCCTGTATTACTTCCAGCTTTACCACCTTTTGACGTATTAGAAAGACTATCTTCAATTTTTTTAACTTGAGCAAAACTTAATTCATCATAATAGTTATCTATAATTTGTGCAGGTGATTGATAATTATCTTCTATAATAATACTACCATCTTCTACAAAGGGTGAATCATTTCCACCAACAACTGTAATATTTAACGGATTCGTTTTTAATACTACAGGTTCATTGCCTAATATATCTACTCTATATATTTCTTCTCCACAAATTAATAAATCCTCAAACCCTCTATTAAATAATTCTTTTAAATCTAAAAAATACCAATAATAAGTAAGTAATTGATTTGCTAATTTTTCTCTTTTATCTTGAAAGTTAGTTTGAAGATAAGCCATTTTTTCTTCTAACTTTGCTTTAAATTCTTCTTCAGATTGAGATTGAGATTTAAGTTGTTCTATGAAAAAATCATCTAATTGTTTTTCCATTTCTTCCTCTTTCTGAGAAATAGCATCATCATTAGTTATACGTGCTGTAAAATTAAAAGGTCTTTTTAATTCTTCACCAATTAATAAATCTATTTTTTGTTTTGCTATTGGATAGTGTTGTAAATCTATTGGAAATTTACCACCTTCAGGAAACATAGGAACCATCTGTTTTCTTAAACCTGTAAAATCAAATATATCGTTAGCTAAATTATAGTTTCTTAATTTGTTCTGATATGTTTGTCGGATTCCGTGATACTCTAAAGTAACTTGATCAATAGCAGAATTAATACAATCCTTATACCATTTAGGATTTCGTTGCTTTAATTGACTAGGGAAATTAGCATAAAAGTTTATATTCATAGTATACAAAATTAAAAGGACTTACGAGAAATTCCTAATATTATTTATTTTTTTTTACTTCGTTATAGCGTTTAAAGAGTATTGACCGTTTTGTCTAAAAACATTTTTAAAAAATGAATGGCCACTTTTTCGTTTAATTCTATTATTTTTCTTTTTTTCAAACTTAGCTTTCCAATCAGTACGATAAATCATTAACACATTAAAAGATGAAACCCTATCAAAGTTATTATCTGGATTATATTTTATAGCTTCTTCTATATATCCCACTGTTTTAAGCTTTTCATAATTTAATAAATACCTTGGAGTCATAACCCCTTCTATTTCTTCTACAATTGGTTGAGGGTTTTTTTCTTCCATCCATTCAGCTTGAAGTCTAAGCCCTAAAGCATTAATAGCAGCCGTAGCTGGTACTCCATAAGCGTTGTTTCCTGACCCCCTAGTTTGTAGTAAATTTTTTTGATATAAGTAATCAGGAGTAGTTGCTAAATAATATAAAGAGCCTGCACTATAAAAATGCTCATAAATATCATTCTTATTTTTTTCATATCCTAACTTAGCATTATATAAAATACATAATCTTCTAAGTGTTTCAAAATAAGTTTTAGCAAGATGAGGTCTTCCGGTATATTCTGCTACAATTGTATCTGTCCATAGGTCTAAAATAAAAGCTGAACCTAAAGAAGAAGAACTTGTTTCTCCATCTACTACATATGGATCACAAGATGCTATATATCTATTTGGATCAATTTTCCCTTTAGCATTTTTTTTAGGTAATGCAAATAATTCTACAGAGCCAGTTTTCATGCTATTATCATGGGGATATTTTCTAATAGGTACATTATTTGGATTTAATACCCAATTAACTTCTCCATTTTTTATATTTAAATCTACTACATAGTTTTCAGAAGTAAATTTATTTTGATTAACTCGTATCTTTGTTAAAAACTCTGTAAGTAAATAAACAGGAAAATGATTTCCTGTTTTTCTCATCATTGCTTCTGTAGGTGTAATTGGCCTTTCAGCTTTTTCTCTAACAATAGCAAACGGATCATCTGAATTATTTTTTTTATCTACTCTATCTTGATAAATATAAGCTAATGCTTTTATAACATCTGAGTTACCATTTTCATCTATACAAAATTCACGATTTAAATATTCAGGCATAAAAAACCCTACTTCATCATCCGGATTAACATTTAAATCATAAATATTAGGTAAACCTAATATATTATAAGAATGTGGATGTCTCCATAGGTTTTCTAATGCCTCAAAAGCAGCTTCTTCAGAACCTCCAGTGCCAAAACATTCCATATACCCAAAGGTAATGTTACCTTGTTTGTATGAAGATTCAGCAATACCCCAAACATCTAATAGTTTAGGATATTTTCCTGCTTCCTCAAAAGCTGCATATTTCCCCCTTATACCCCTTGCTTTATCATAATTATGTCTAGTAATAATTCCACTCATCAAAGCTTTACTGCCATAAACTACTTCTGAACTTTTTCTTCTGTACCCACCTTGAAATTCTAAAGTATCTGATTGTTTGTTTACAATTCTTAATCTAGGCCAAGGTGTATGCTTTGCTACCCAATCTAAATTATCTACTGCTTTCCCCCAAATACCATCACCTGTTAAATAAGAAGAATCATAAGCTAACATAAAATTAGAAGATCCTTTAATTAATGTAAAATTTCTAGCTGGTTTTGCACCCCCTTTAAAACTATAACCCCTTCCCCTAGTTTTTAAATTACTTCCAAATTTACCTTCTGATTCTGCTTTTTCTACATAATGAAAATGAAAATAATCCCCATCCCATACTTTAGCAAATTCTTCAATTCTATTTCCTCTTACGTTTTTACTACCAGCTTTTGATTGAACTTCTACTGCTATTTGTATTCTACTGTAGTTTAAATACCAATAATA